TGAGCTAGCCATGGGCAGTAAGATCTTCCCTTTAGCTGGGCTTGTCCATCGGCACCGCACGGCGGTTACGCGGCTATTGCCACTTCCAGACTTTGCGGGTCTGGATGAGCCGCGTTGTTTCCAGTCGTGTGCGTATAATGAGTTGTCGGCCCTAACGGGTAGGCACCTCTTGCCCACTCCTGAGCCAGAGGAAGGTGCTGTGTCGCGGGCGATACAGCACATGCTTCGGCGATATCGGAAGTGGGCCGGCACAGTCGTTGCGGCGACGCCCGAGTGGGTGCTTTCCACTCGCAGCGGCGCCCAGGCGCGCAAGTACGCTGATGCGTACTTGAGCCTTGAGACCAAACCTCTGGACGAGGAGGACGGTAAGGTGAAGATGTTCGTTAAAGTTGAGAAGTGGCCGTCAACCGCGCTGGACGCGGGTAAGGTGCCGAGGGGCATCCAATTCCGAAATACACGGTACACAGCTGAGCTTGCGCGCTATCTTATCCCTATCGAGAAGGTCATCTTCCAAAAGAAGGCGACCTCCCCTTTCGCAAAGGGCCTGAACTCGTTCCAGAGGGCTAAGCGTCTCAAGGCCATGGACATGTGGACCGAGACCCTTTATGTTGGGATGGACATGAAGGCTTTCGATTCCCATGTTTCGGCCAAGTGGTTGAAGGCGGAGCACGAGGTCTACCGGATGTTATGTCCGGACTCGTACTTGGCTTGGGTGTTAGGCATGCAGATCGACAACAGGTGCAGATCCGGTGGTGGGATCACGTATCGTTCGTATGGTAAGCGAATGAGCGGTGAGTTCAACACTTCCTTAGGGAATAATGTGATCAACCTGGCTATCTACTTGGAAGTTTTGGCCCCTCTCGGGAAACTGGGGAGGGACTACGACTTCATTTTGGATGGTGACGATTCAGTGCTGAGTCTCCCAGACACGCCGCAGAACCGGGAATTCGTTCACGCCCTTCCGGGCGCGATTCGGAAGCTCGGCTGGACCGCGAAAGTCGAGGAGATGGTCACGGACGTGCGTGAGGTGCAGTTTTGCCAAACTAAAATGGTTGAAGTGGGTGACGCAACATATCGTATGGTGCGGGAGCCCCTGAGAGCGATTAGTAGGGCATTAGTCACTGTGAGGAACATCACTCCCGGTGAACTGTACCGGTACGTCGCGGCTGTTGGCGAGTGCGAACTCGCCAGCAACCGCGGTGTACCGGTGTTAGAGGCTTTCGGCCGATACTTATTGCGACATTCTAATGGTTCCTTGCCGTTGTTTGACAGGGACATGGATTATCGCAAGAAGTTGGAGGCTGATAGCCCCTCTCTACCTATCACGGCGCGTGCGCGGGCATCGTTCCATTGCGCGTTTGGGTTGGGTATCTGCGAACAAGTTATGTTGGAGCGGTATTTCGATTCTGCCGACCACAGGGCTTATCTCGCAGGGCTCAAGGGCGTTCTTCATGACCATGCTGCCTCAATGGGTAACAATGGTCAGGGCTGGTGAAAACTAGCCGTCCCAGAAACCGGGGACGCCACTGAAAAGTGGAATGGTTAGACGCAGCGGTGGAAATCGCAGGCGCGGTGTTAGCAATTTGGGTGGAGGCATGGCCCTTACTCCGTACCGTGGCAACATGGGCGGTTCGGGAGTCCCTCAACCGGTTGTTAACATTAACCCAGGCAGCGGAGCGTCGGCAACGCCGACTCGCGTAGCTGGGACAGTGCAAGGTGAGCAGTTCCTTAAGGACGCGTTTGCACCACCTGATTTCGAACTTGAGCAGGTGGTGGGTGTGCCGGATGAGTACAACGGACGTACGTTGGTGAAGAACCACGTCGCCACGTTTAGTATTAATGCTGGCGCATCGGATCCCTCGGATGAGTATTACATCTGCGTTACCCCGAATCCTAGTGTGGCATTTTATGCCGGCTTCTTCCAAGAGGCCGCTGGTGTCAACCCTTGGAATCCGGGATGGCGGTGGCAACCTCATCCGTGGCCGGATTCCAACACGTTCTTCAGTTTCTCAGATGGTGATATGGGCCTCGGAAACGTGAGCTCGTTTCGCTATGTGAGCATGGCGTTTGAGATGATATCAACGGCGCCAGAACTGACGGTTCAAGGGTCAATCTCGGTGGTCAAGAGTAGGCTTCGGCTTTCTCGGGCGCCAGATTCGGGTAATCTGTTTGTTGTCGGTGACGAGGCTTCAGCAGGGCTTATATACAGGCCGGATTACGTTGGTGCGATACGCGATGGGATTTATTCCATTGCGGTGAATGCCCAGCCTGATTTCGAGTTTGTAGAATGTTTGCCCTATGCTGGCGTTCACGTCCCAAACAGCGGAATACCAAGCGCTAGTGGGGCTATCTTCGGAAATGACTCCAGCGCTTACCCCGGACAGAGACTGGAATTGCGCGGTTTGGGGGGTGTCGAAACCCTCTTTATCCGCGTTGCCGGTGCTGCTGTCACGAGCCCTTTTGTCATCAGGGTGTGGGCTACAGTTGAGTACACCTGTGCTCAGAACTCTATCCTATACCCTTTTGCCACTAGTTCACCTCCGCACGACCCACTCGCCCTTGAAACGTACAGGTTTATGGCATCCCAAATTCCTGTGGCGGTCAAGGCTCGCGACAACGACTCATTCTGGGTTCGTTTGTTGCGAGCAGTCGCGATGGCTGGTGGCGCCCTCGGCGCTATCTCCGGGCCTTGGGGTATGCTGGCTAGGGCCGTAGGGCTGGGGGCGAAAGCCGCCAGTCGGATGGTCTAGGCTAGCGTGTGGGCCGACAGGCCCGTTGTTCCAGAAATCTGATCCAAGTCGAGGATATTCCCCGAGCACCGAAAGGTGCCGGTGGAGTGTTTGATGAAACTTGGTGACGTGGGGGGGGACAACGAAGAATTCCTACAACGTTGGGGCTAGCAC